TGTTTTCGGAGGGAAAATATATATGAGCATTATCAGCCGGAAGACCCTGAATATAATAAATAAAAAATATAGGCAAAGAAATTCTATCGAACAGGCTGTGTGGAGAACAAAACTAGAACGGCTGGACCGAGGTTCTTATACTGGTAATATCGGTTACTCGCAGCCTGATCCTACTGGTAATGCTGCTATTAGAAATGCAGAAGAAGTTTTGAAAGTAGAGATAACCAATGAACATGGATTTATAGTGACCATAGATTATCCTGAACGCTGGTTGAAGGTTATGGATACAATAATATATCATTACCAACAAAATGACGATGATCGGCATCAAAAGACACAGGAAATAGTTATGCGGCGGTATTTTAAAGGGGAGTCGCCAGATGTAACTGCTGGTCTGCTGGGTATCGGAAGGACAACTTATTTTGAACTATTAGACAAATTTTTGGCTGATACAGCAGCTGTTGCATTCCATGAAGGAGTATTGGAGCTCCCAATAAAATTGATTGACTTTAAATACGAGAAGTAAAGAAGTAAGTTCACAATAATTTCACAATTAGTCCCGGACTTTTTATCTTTTACACCGTGGTAAAATAATAGTGTAAAATTTTATAAAAAGTAAAAAAGCCGGGCGGACCACAAAAGAGTGAATCCGTTCCGGCTTTTTATATGTCATAATTGTCGATTTTTTAGGAGATAAGAAATGAAAGAGATTGCAATACATTGTGCCTATGACGAGCTTAAAAGTATAGCTGAAGTTGTAGCCAATCCCAGAAATCCGAATACGCATCCGGAAAAGCAATTGAAGCTTTTAGCAAAGATAATAGAAGCTCATGGGTGGCGGGTACCAATTACTGTTTCAAAGCGAAGTGGTTTTGTGATTCGTGGTCATGGCAGATTAGCTGCGGCTCAATTACTTGGTTGCGAAAATGTGCCGGTGGATCTGCAGGATTATAAAAATGATGCCGAGGAATGGGCGGACATGATTGCTGATAACCGCATTGCAGAGCTTTCGGAGATTGATCATGATGAGCTAATGCAATTGGTTGTTGACCTGGACAGTATGGATTATGACACAGGGCTGTTAGGTTATTCTGATAAATCAGTTGCGGAGATGCTGGCTGAATATGCTAAACAGGACATCAAGGAAGATGATTTTGATGTCGATTCTGCTTTAGATGAAATTGTTGCTACGCAGAGTAAGCTTGGCGACATTTACCAGCTTGGTCAGCATCGATTAATGTGCGGGGACAGTACAAGCGAAGTTGACGTGCTGAAGCTTATGGACGGAGGACTTGCTGACATGGTATTTACAGACCCGCCGTATAATGTAGATTACCAAGGCGGGACCGATGAAAAACTAAAAATCCAAAACGATAATATGCCGACAGAAGAATTCAACGAGTTCTTGCTGGCAGTCATGAAGAACTTATTGAAAGTCACAGCGCCTGGCGGTGCGATTTATGTTTGTCATGCCGATAGCGCCGGGAGTGATTTCCGAGGCGCAATGACAAAGGCTGGTTGGTCGTTAAGGCAATGCCTTATTTGGGCAAAAAATCAGTTCACACTGGGGCGCCAAGACTATCAATGGCAGCATGAACCTATTTTATACGGATGGAAGCCTGATGCTGGCCACAATTTTTACGGCGGACGGAGACAGAGCACCGTTATCCCTTCGCTGTTTCCGGTGACAGTTACTGAAGATGCCGATGGCAAGAAGCTGGTAACATTTAACTTTGGTATCGATCAGGTAGTATTAAAGGTACCGGAATATATTGTTGTCGATACTGAGGATGCTGCTACCGTAGTCCATGTCGAGAAACCGGCCCGGAACGGAGAACATCCAACAATGAAGCCGTTAGCCTTGTGCGCTAAATTTATCGCCAATTCTAGCCTTGAAGGACAGTCGGTAATAGATTTGTTCGGCGGCAGCGGAAGCACGATGATGGCTGCTGAGCAGATCGGCAGAAAATGCTATACGATGGAGCTTGATCCAAGATACTGTGACGTGATTATTAGGCGTTACGAAGAAATGACCGGGAACAAAGCAGTAAAAGTAAATAAGTGATTTTCACTTATCCTCTCAATAAGCACATTTGCTAATTGGGGGGGTAAGTCAGCCAATGAAAAAAAGAGCCAGGCGTTGGAGCGCCTGACTCTTAGGCTGGAAAACCTCTCCCAGCGTAGGGAGATAGCACTAAGTCTGTGGCCACAGTTTCGCAGCTGCTATCTCAACTAATAATTATAATCTAACTGGGGTGAGAAAACAATGGAAAAAGAAACGAATGTTTGCAAAAATGATGCTTTACGGAGGGCTTTGTGGCGGCGTGCTACTGGTTATGAAGTAGAAGAAACAGAAATAATTGCTTCAAAGGATGGAAGACCGCCGAAAATAAAGAAACGTAAACGTCATATACCTCCAAGTTTGGAGGCTGCTCGAGAGTATCAACGACTTTATGGGAAGTTAGGGCCTATAGAGGAATAAAATTTAAGATTAATACAAAAGCACTCATAGTAAAATGAGTGCTTTTGTTATACATATAGAAAAAGGAAGGTGGCGGTTGATGCCTAAAGCGAGAAGTCCTGAACGTGATCGGGCATATGAAATATATAAAGAGAGTAATGGCCTTATTACATTGAGGGAAATCGCATCACGGCTGGGCGTACCTGAAAAGAGTGTTTCTGGGTGGAAATGCAAAGATAGTTGGGATAAAAAAATTAATGGAGTACTCCAATCGAATATTCGGAGTACTCCGAAGAGAAAAAATGTCGCTAAAAAAATCATTGAAGATGTTGAAAATAACGAAGAACTGAATGATAGAGAACGACTTTTTATTTTGGCATATTTGGAAACGCATAATGCTAAAATATCATGTTTACGAGCTGGCTATGACGTCCAAGAACGTTATGCACGTCAACTTGGATATAAGATATTAAACAGACATAGAGTGAAACTAGAAATTGAAAGATTAAAGAAAATTCGTAATGAAGCGATGTTTTTATCGTCAGAAGATGTGCTTGAAAAGTATATGCAAATTGCATTTGCTGATATTACTGATTTTATCGAATTATCTGGCTCTGGTGAATGCGTTAATATAAAAAGCCTTGATAAATTGGATGGTGGAGTTATTGAAAGTATAAAGAATGATAAATTTGGGATTTCACTTAAACTTTCAAACCGGAATAAGGCGCTTGCTTTTTTGGCCAAGTATTTTGAAATGAATCCTATGGATAAACACCGTAAGGAATATGATAATAAGCGTTTAGAGTTAGAGCGTGTAAAACGTGATGATTCAAATGGACAGCAATCGAATGGAAGTGAAGGTCCTTCGGTTGTTTTTTATTTACCGGATAATGGTAGAGGCGATAATAATGGTGGTGTGAAAAATGATTAATGAAGCACCTAAAATTATTAGACCACAAGTAGGGCCACAAGAACTGTTTTTATCAACCCCAGCTGATATTGCTTTCTATGGAGGTGCTGCCGGTGGAGGGAAAACATATGCTTTGTTGTTAGAATCACTTAGACATACAAATAACGGTGGATTTGGTGCAACTATATTTCGTAGAAATAGCAATCAGATAAAAAATGAAGGCGGTTTATGGGATACAGCAAAAGGGTTATATGTTCCAATTGGCGGCATACCTGTAGAAAATCCACAACCTAGATTTAGATTTAAATCTGGATCAAAAATATCTTTCGCTCACTTGCAACTTGAACGAGATAAATTTGCATATCAAGGTGCTCAGATTCCTTTGATTGGGTTTGATGAAATTACACATTTTACATCAGGCCAATTTTGGTACATGTTATCACGGAATCGTTCTACATGTGGTGTGAAACCATACATCCGTGGAACGACCAATCCTGATGCTGATAGTTGGGTAGCTCCGTTTATTCAATGGTATTGGGATGCCGATACTGGTTATCCAATCCCAGAGAGAAGCGGAGTGATTCGCTATTTTACTAGGTTAGGCGATGAAATCATTTGGGGGGATACACCGGAGGCTGTTATGGCTCATTCCCCTGAGATTATCAGAGAACAGGTCAAGAGTTTCACTTTTATTGCAAGTAAACTGACAGACAATAAAATTTTGATGGAAAAAGATCCAGGCTATTTGGGTAATCTTAGAGCTCTTGGAGCCGTAGAGCGCGAAAGGCTGGAGCATGGAAATTGGAAGATACGGCCGGCGGCTGGCCTGTATTTCAAACGTTCTTCTGTTCAGATTGTTGATGCTATACCGAGCAATGTCATTGCTTGGGTGCGATCATGGGATTTAGCTGCTACGATTCCGTCACCAATTAATCCTGATCCTGATGCAACGGCGGGGGTATTAATGGGTAAAACAGATAATGGGCTTTATATTGTGGCCGATGTAAAACGTGTTCAGTTAGCAGCTGCCGGAGTACGCAATATAACAAGGAATACAGGGGTTATTGACCGTGCCAAATTAGGTTTTGTATATATTACGGTGCCACAAGATCCAGGGCAAGCTGGCAAAGAACAAGCCGAAAGTTATATTAAGCATTTTACAGGATTTGCTGTTGATACTGTTCGGCCAAGCGGCAATAAGATTACACGTTCAGAGCCATTTTCAGCTCAATGGCAGGCTGGTAACGTATTGGTTCTTGCAGCTGACTGGAACGAAATGTATTTTTCGGAACTGGAAGCGTTTCCGGAGTCCGCACATGATGACATGGTTGATGCATCTAGCGATGCTTTTAATAAATTGCAGAGCATTAGTCCGTGGGGAGGTTTAACAAGCTAATGGTCAAAAACAATAGTAAAAAGAAGTCTGTTGATAGAACAGATGGATTTTTTAATACTTTTATTAGCCGAGGTGCGCGGCAATATACTAGAGATAATAGTTTCTTTTTGGAAGAACCTTTAACCTACCAATTTTTAGAAGGTATTTGGTCAAACAGGTTGGCTCAGAGAATATCGAGTTTGCCAGCAGAAGCTGCCTTGAAAAATGGTTATAAAATTGAGGGAGACAAAGATAACCTTATCATTCAATATCTTGATGAAAGGCTTGCTGAATCTATTTTGGCAGAAGCTTTAACATGGGCTCGTCACTTTGGCCGTAGTTGTATTTTTATGATTATGGATGACGGCGGGACTGAAGAGGAACCAGTAAATTGGGCTCGTCTTAGATCAATAAAATCAATGGAAGTATATGATGCGCAAAGCATTATTGAGGATTTTAGTGGGTATTTGATTAATGATGATCCAACTGATAAGCAGTTTGGCAAACCAGAATGGTATCAGATAACGCCGCCATTGAGTGGTAGACCTCTTTATATCCATCACAGTCGATTGTTAATATTTGATGGTGACTTGTTGCCGAAAAATTTGCGGATTAGTCGTAATGGTTGCGGTATGAGTTGTCTTGAAGGTCTTATAAAAGGAATATATAGATGTGATACAGCTCAGGCGACAGCATTACATGCACTCGAACGCATGAGCACATCTCTTACAAAACTAAACGAATTAGGATCTAAATTAGCTACTCCGCATGGTGAAGAAGAGGTGCAGCGGCGTTTGGATTTAATTGATATGGCACGTAATATTTTAAATACTATTGCTTTATCTACGGATGATGAATATCAGGTTTTTAATGTACCGATGTCAGGAATTCCAGATGTCTTGGACAACTTTGGACAGTATATTTGTGCAATGACAGGTATTCCTTTTACAGTGTTGTTTGGACGTGCGCCAGCTGGGTTAAATAGTACAGGCCGTGGAGATTTAGAAAATTACTACAATGATGTCGTTGGTAAAGTTCAAAGGCGCCAGTTAAAACCTCAACTGGAAAAGTTAATAAAAACAGTTCAACTGTGTAAGGACGGACCAACTGGTGGAAGGGAACTTGAAAACTGGACTATTAAATTTAATCCACTATGGATACCAACTGAAAAAGAGATCGCAGAAACAAATAAATTAAATGCCGAGTGCGTAAAAGCTGAAATAGATACGATTAATTCTTTGATGGAAGCTCAGCTGCTCGATTCAAGCGAAGTACGGCCATATTTAGCAGAAAAATATGATTTGCCGATTAAGGGTAGTCTGTTGAATTTGAGTGATGATGATGATGAAACAGAATAATCAAATTAGATTTCTGCAACCGACAGTTAAAATTTTATATCCCGAAAGCTCAGAGCGTGAATATTATCGTTTGCTGAGAGCCATGGTCAGAATGTTGAATAAGTTATCTTTAGAAAATATTGAAACATTGAAAGATGTATTAAGGTATGATTCTACTGATAGTGAACGTATATCAGGCAAAGTGTTAGAAGAACTTGAAGTTAGTGGCGTAAAGGACGAAGTTATATCTGGTATTAAACGGGTCATGAAAGGTGTAGATAATACTGCGAAAGATAATTTAAGCCGCAGTTTTAGAAACTGCCTGCAGGTAGATGTATTTATAAATGATACAGGATTTCTTGAATCTGTAACATCTGAATGGTATTCTCAGCAATCTCAACATGTAAACAGTATTGTCAGCACTTATACAGATAAATTAGCGACTATAATCAGCAATGCTGTTCAACGAGGGTCTTTGTATAAGGATGTACAAAAAGAAGTAAAAAATCTTTATAATATAACGGATAATCGTGCAAAGTTCATTGCTCGTAACGAAATTGGAAATTTGAATGCTGTTACGACAAAAAGAAGGCAAGAAGAAGCTGGGATTTATTGTTATGAATGGCGCACTTCAGAAGATGAACGTGTACGTGTATCTCATGCAGAACTTAATGGGGATCTTTTTTTTTGGCATGATAGTAAAGTTGGAGAAATCAATGGTAGAAAAATTTATCCGGCTCCAAAGCTACATCCAGGAATGGATTATAGATGTCGGTGCATTGCCATTCCAATTATTGATTTAAATAATTGGAATGCTGCTGTTGTAACACCGATTGGAGAAGTTAAAGCGAATAAACGTCTTGAATTAAGTCCTTATGAAGTTAAGGAATTTAGGTTCTTTAATAAATTTGATGATGTTCCTGAAATAGATCGAGTAAGAAAATCTATAATTGATTTAGATGCTGATACAGGTATAAAATTTATCGTGCCAACGGATTTAGATAAAAATCTGCAAAATTTAACTAAGGATAAGTTATTACCGTATATTGTAAGTTTACCCGAAATTTTAAAAGAAAGAATAAAACAAGTCAGAATTTTGGATGTATATTGTCCTGCAGATAAAAAATGGGTTGAACTTTATCCGGATTTTACTCGAGCATATGCAACGGCAGAAGAATATGTTGTTACCTTTTGGCGTAATAATGGATTGGTTTTGTCTGATAGTAGAGTTCGAGAAATTTTGCTGCACGAAGGTGGACATCTATTAGATATTTTCTATGGTAATATTTCTTTGAAAGAAAAATGGTTAAAAGCTGTTAAAGCAGATACTAGTATACATGGATTGCCTGTTACTGAGTACGCTAGAAATGGACCGGCAGAAGATTTTGCTGAAAGTATAATGATATATTATACTTATGGTAATAAAGAGTTTGCTAAATATTATCCTAATCGGTATGGTATTTTGAAGGAGCTGCTGAAAGATGATTGAAGTTGGGAAGTTTGAAGAAAGACGAATACATAAAACTCCGCATGGTGGTACATATAGCATTGCTCGTTTTTATGACGGTAAAACAAATATGCCATGTGATAAGGAATCTGCTGATGTAGTTACGATCACAGAATATAATGATAAGGATGAGGATATATATAATACCAGATTATATCGAGGTGATGGCGTTAAGCACGGTACGATACCAGGCTTTTTGTTAAAGGGAAAATAAAAATTATAGTTAATCTAAGCACTTACAATTGTAGGTGCTTTTTTTATATCCATTTTTTATGAGAGGGGGTGATAAAATGCGGAAAGTGCAGCGATATGACAGTATGCAATTTGTTGCCGGTGCTGTAACGACACCTGAAGGGTTTTTACTTGATTCTCCGATTGTGGCCAGGACAGGTATTTATACTTATCTACAACCTGACGGTTCTGTAAGGCGCGAATATAGACCACCGGATGAGGTATTTGCTGAAGATGCTCTCGTTAGCTTTAAAGGGAAACCTATTACAGTATTACATCCTAAAGGTGGGAGGGTAACAGCAGACACTGCACATAAAGTAACCATAGGAACTATAATGTCACCAGCATATAGGAAAAATGATACTGATGTAGCTTGTGACATAATAATCCACTCGCCACAGGAAACTAAAGGGTTCAGAGAGTTGTCTGTTGGATATAGCGTAGAGTTAGAAGAAACTCCTGGTTTGACGCCTGATGGTGAACCTTATGATGCAGTGCAACATCTGATAAGGTGTAATCATTTGGCTGTAGTACCAAGTGCAAGAGCTGGAAGAAAGGCCCGGCTAAATTTGGATGGGAACGAAGTATTAGACGGTTTTGAAAGTGAGGAAAATAAAAACATGGTAAAAATCAGAATTGATTCAAACGAATTTGAAGTTGAGCAGGCGGTGGCTAATCACATTACTGCATTGACAAATAAATGTGACGCTGCGAATGTAAAAGCAGATGCTGCTGAAACAAAATTTACTCAGGTTATGACTGAGTTGGAAAAGGTAAAGACAGATGCTGCAGATCAAAAAGTAAAACTTGATGCAGCAGAAGCTGAAAGGGATGCTCTGAAAGGCAAACTTGATGCGGCTGCAGCTGAAAAAGAAGCTGCTATCGAAAAAGCTGTTGGAAAAGCTAAGGCAGAAGTTAAGGAACGTGCGGAGCTGGATGCTTGCGCTAAAAAAGCGCAGGTAGAAAAAACTGACGGTCTTGATAATAAAGCTTTAAAAATTGCTATTGTTAAGGCTTTGCGTGGAGATAGCGTTGATTTTGAAGGTAAGACGGATGATTACATCAATGCCTATTATGACAGTATCAAAAATGATTTAAATGATACTGACGAAGCAGTACGGCAACAACTTAACAAGGCGCGTCAAAAATTAGACGGACAGGAATCTCAAACCCCTGCTGCAAAACATCGTCAAGATATGATTGATCGTATGACCAACAAAAAGGAGGAAAAATAATATGCAACTGAAATATGGTGAAATGGATGTAGCCCTTGTTGGGCAGATTGCTGATTTGAGTAATAAAACAATTGATAGCTTTGCTGCAGAAGAAGCTCTTGATCCAGGGGTGCCGGTAATTCGTGGTTCGAATCCAGAAAAGCAGATAAAAAAAGCAGGAACAGGTACTCTAAAAGATGTAATTGGTATTACTGTTCATCAACACAAAGAACCCGATGATCCATACTATCCTGTTGGTTATTCCGTAGGAGTAATGACTCGTGGTCGTATTTGGGTGCCGGTTACTAAAGCAGTAACTGCAGGTAAGGTTGCCAATTATAAAATTGCAGATAATGGTTTTACTGATGAGGCTGTTGCAAGTGGAATTGAAGCTGTTGGTGTATCTTGCGTTTTTTTGACTAGCAGTGCTGCTGCTGGTATTGCTGAAATTGAAATTGGACATGCAAATGTTACTGTTACCGCTGGTGCGTAACGAATAAAGGAGGATATGTATATGAGTAATGAAATGAGATATGATGAACAAGATTTAATGGCTTGTAAAACTTCTGGGCTGTTTCGTGAAGATGCAGGAGAAAGTGTATTTTTTGCTCAGGAGCTTCAGAAAGTAAAAGCCAAAACATATGATGTAAAAACACCTGCGAATAATGCAATGAGCATTTTCCCGGTTACCAGTGAAGCAGATCCTGGCGCTGATACTGTTGCTTTTGATAGCTACGATTCTGTTGGCATGGCTAAGATTATTACAAACTATGCTGATGATTTGCCACGTGCAGATGTTAAAGCCCAGCGCACAATTGTCAAAGTGTTTGATATTGCTACTTCTTATGGTTATTCTATAAAAGATATTCGCCGGGCGAAGATGACTGGTAAACCGTTGACAACACGCAAAGCAGAATCTGCTCGCAGAGCTAATGATGCTTTGGTTAATAAAATTGCATTTCAGGGCGATGCAGAACATGGCATTCTTGGTATTTTTAAACATCCAAATATTACAAAGTATGTTTTGCCTGCAGATGGTGAAGGTTCTGCTACTACTTGGGATAAGAAAACACCAGTACAGATCCTTCGTGATATGAATAATGCGGTTTCTATGATTGTTGATATAACCAAAGGCGTTGAAATTCCGGATACTATTTTGTTGCCGATTGATAAATATAACATCATTGCAACTACGCTTTTGCCAGATTCTGGCGGGCAGACTATTTTGAGTTTCTTCCAGGAGAAAAATCCTTATATTCAAACAATCAAGTCTATCCATGAAGCATCTGGTGCTGGTACTGGTGGTAAAGATATTATGTTCATCTACAGAAATGATGAAAACGCACTTTCCTTGGAAATTCCTCTGCCTTTTGAGCAGCTTGCCCCTCAAAGGAAAAATTTGGAAATGGTGATCCCTTGTGATTCTTCCACTGCCGGTGTTATGGTATATTATCCTTTGTCTATCTGCATGGCAGAAGGCATCTAAATTAAATAGCTCCCCAATTTTAAGGGGAGCTATTTTTATATCTGAAAGGAGTGTAAAAATATGTTGTTAAAAAATATTTCTAAACGTTTAATTGTTGTTGAGGATAAAAAAATTATTCCAGGATACTTTGCTGAGGTAAGTGATACTTATGCTGCTCATCCGGTTGTAATTGATATGATTGCTAATAAAGAATTAGAAAAAGTGGAAAATTGCAAAGATGCTGCGACTATTAGTGAAGAAACTGGTAATGGCCAAGGCTCAGAAGAAGTTGATTTTAAAGATATGAAGGTATCTGAATTAGAGACTTATGCTTCTGAACATGGTATTGACTTAACTGGCGCAAAGACCAAAGAAGAAAAAATAGCGTTGATTAAAGCAAATGAAAGTAACTAATCATGAATGCAGAAGAACACAAATTTGTTGAATTATTTCGCTTGTTAGCACCTGATTTAGCAGATGCTAAAGAAGATATGATTATAGCAATGCGTAACCTCTGTGAACCGATGTTGAATAAAGAAAGGTTTGGTGATCTATATGATCAGGCTTTAGCATATCTTGTTGCTCATCGGTTAGCGTACATCAATGTTATCGCAGAGAATGGGGCAGGATCTTCGGCTGCTACTGCAGGTAGTTTGGTTTCTGAAAAAGAGGGAGATTTGGCACGTTCTTACAGTTCTTCAGGAGTTGGCACTGGTTCTTATATTGACAATTTAGATAAAACTGCCTATGGCATGGAATTTAAACGTATAAGAGATATGTGTATAGTTTCAATTGTTACGAGGTTTGGTTAATATGAGCGGCGTGTTGGATATTGACCTAGGATGGAAGAATCTACTCAAAGAATTGAGAGGATTGTCTAAAAAGGAGATTAAGGCTGGCATTCAGGGGGGAAAAACGAAAGATGGAACTGCAGACCTTGTTACTGTTGCTGCAGTTCAAGAATTCGGCGCAATGATATTTCAACATCCAGGTGAGGTTACCGTTTACCGAAAGGTAAAAAAAGATGGTAGTTTTGCAAATAATGTAAGATTTGCAAAAAAATCGAAAGCGAATTTTAGTAGTACTCATAGAAGTATGGGACGGTTAATTATTATTCCAGAACGTAGTTTTATAAGGGCAACTTTTGACGAGAAATCAGATGAAATTGGTGAACGTGCTGAGGCAGCTGTTACGGCTATCATTAATGGCGCTGACGTTAGTAAGGCGCTTGCACGAACCGGACAATATATTGAAGGGGAGATTAAGCGCAAAATTGGTAGCGGACCGTTTACACCAAATAGCCCAGCAACTATTAGGAAAAAGAAAAGTAGCAAACCTCTTATTGATACTGGTCACATGAGACAGTCGGTTCGTTATGAGATTGGAGATAGATCAGATGAGTAGCTTCAGAAAGCCGTTAACGATTTATCGTTATGAAGGAAAACCGGTTTTACAGGGTAACGGTAAATTTATTCTTCCTGCTCAGGAGAGTTTTGTTATAAAGGCATCTGTGCAACCGTTAAAAGCTACGGAAATGGATGCGTTACCAGAAGGTAGGCGTGGGAGTCATGCTGTAAAAGTTTATTCTGATACGGAATTATATATGGCCGACCAGGGGACTGGCATCCAGGCTGATCAATTCGAGTGGCTCGGACGGAAGTATGAAATTGTTGCTGCAGATGCATACCAGTGTGGTGTTATAAGTCATTGGAGAATGTATGCAGTGGAGGTGAGATCTCATTAGTGAAGTTAATGTCAGAGAAAGAGTCATAGATTTTTTTGCATATTGCTTACGTGATCTATATAAGGGATTACCGGTTATACAATCGAAGCAAGACATTGCAATTGAATACGAACGATACCTTCTTATTGATTTAATGGCCGAGAAGAATATCGGCAATAGTGAAAAATGGGTACCTGAAAAAGAAGAGGTACATATTTTGGGATTAGTAGAAACAACTTTAAACATAAGAGCCTTTGGCACTGGTAGTGTCGAGGTTCTTTCGCTTTTAAATGGGTACTTAACATTACCAACTATAGTCGATAAATTCCAAGAAGCTAACATTGCTGTAAATAGTATTGGTAGTGTCATGGATCTTACTGATTTAATTGATGGTAGTCGTTACGTTGAAGAAGCTGCAATTGATTTAACTGTTTCTTACGATCGAGATGCGATTTGTAATCCTGGCTGGTTTGAAACGGTGTTTATTGAGGGGCGGTTGACTGAAAAGGGAACCAATCATGTGATTGCTTCAGGGATTCATTTTGAAGCAAATATAAATATTGAAAAGGAGAATGAATAATATGGCTAATCTTGATAGAATCATCAATGCCCAAATATCTTTAAATACAACAGGCATTAGTAGTGCTGGATTCAGCACCTTGATGATTGTTGGTCCACATGCAAACAGTTTGAGCCGTGTGTTGACTATTACTGATGTAGATGAGTTGATGGATATGGGATTTACATCAACAGATGCTATTTATCAGGCGGCGAGTGATGCATTTGCGCAGACCCCTCGTCCAAGTGTAGTTAAAATAGGACGGTTCCAATGTGATACAGTGAAGGTAAAAATGCCGATGGCTGTTGTGGAAGGAGCAGAATATGGTGTTTCGGTACAACGTTTAGATGGCAATGGCAATTTGATTGAAATCAAAGCAATTTACATAGCTCAATCGTCTGATACTGTAGACAAGGTAATGACGGAATTATCTAATAAGATTGATGAATTGGATACTGCTCCTAAATTTTATGCGGTATCTGTAATGGAGGATGAACTTGTTGTTAAATCCACCGATCCCAAAACAAGCTTTGTAGTTGTTCCAAATGGAAAACTGGAAGTGAGTAGCCAGGAACCCGCTACAAATATTGATGTGAGCAGTAATATGGCAATGATTTGTGATGCTGATAATGACTTCTACGGTATTTGTTATGTGGATCGTACTGAAGATGCTGTTTTAGCTATGGCAGAATGGACAGAAGCTCATATTAAATTATATGGTGTTACGGTTACTGCTCCTGGAGCGAAAAATGCGGAAATAACCAATGATATTGGATCTAAATTACAGGCAGCTAATTATTATAGAACTCATTGGTGGTATCATGAAAAAGATAATGAGTATCCTGAAGCTGGAATTGCTGCACGTTGTTTTGCAATCGATCCTGGTGGCGAAACTTGGGCCAATAAAAAATTATCAAGTATTACTGTAGATAATTTGAATGAAACTGAATACAATGCCATCAAAGCTAAAAATGGCAATACATTTGAGAAATTCCGTAATGTTACAATCACTCAAAATGGCAAAGTTGCTGCAGGGGAGTGGATTGACGTTATTCGGTTTCGTGACTGGCTAGTAGAGACGATTCAGACGGAAGAATTTAGTATGTTGATCAACAGAAACAAGTTGCCGTTTTTAGACTCCGGCATTGGCCTTGTTGAAAGTACACTTAATGCGGTATTAATTCTTGGGCAAAAACGTGGTGGTATTGCCGAAAACGAATTAGACGATGATAATAATGTTATTCTTGGCTTTAAGATATCTGTGCCTAAAGCGGCAAATATTTCTGCCAATGTAAAAGCTCAACGTGTGTTGCGTGATGTGCAGTTCACCGCTCGTTTGGCTGGTGCAATTCATGCGATGGAGATCAAAGGTTCTTTAACGTATGAAAATATTAAGAGTGCATAACGGAGGTGTAAGATATGCCGAATGTAAAAACATATGACCCCAAGAAGGTAATGGTAATTTTTGGGCCAGTTGTGTTGACTGGTTTTGCTGAAGATACGTTTATTAATATTGAAACAGATGGCGATGGCACAACGGCTGTTGTTGGATGTGATCAGGAAATCGTTAGAAGTATTGATCCTGGCAGCATCATCAAAAAGGTTACACTTTCTTTGTTGCAATCAAGTGATAGCAATGATGAATTAAGTGTTATCCATGACGTTGATAACCAAGCAGGTGCAGGCTTGATGCCTTTGGCAATCAAAGATCTGTCTGGAAGATTGTTGATGATGAGTGATCAAGCTTGGATTACGAAAAAGCCAAATGTCAATCGTGGCAAAAGTGCTAGTGAAGGGAAATGCCAATGGGTACTATTAGCGGCTGTACCTGATTCTGCTTTCCTTGTAGGAGGTCATAGTTAATGGAATTAGCAAATGTCGAAATAAAAGAAAAAGAGATTGGTGAAAATGTGTATTTTGTACGACCGTTTCCGCCGCAGAAATCTTTGGAACTTCTTGGCGATTTACAAGCTGTTGTGACATCTTCACTTGATACAGCAGTGGATAAGAAAGATGATATTGAGTCTAACACTGAAGAAGAATCTGTGTTAGATAGAAATATCAACATTGGTGCAATTATTTCTGGTGTTGGTAAAAATTTAAAGGGACCAGTCCTGGTAAACTTTGCCAATAGGATAATTAACAAAGACTTTATTTCTATCAAAAGGCCGTCAGATGAAACTCCTGTAAAATTAGAAAAAAATATTTCGGATAATATTTTTGCAGGACGATTAAAAGAAATGATTCAGTTGATGTACTTCGTCTTGGAGGTAAATTATGCTGATTTTTTCGAGAATCTTCCCGACCTTTCTGGAATCCTTCAGGAGCTTGGGATAAAGAAGAAATAACAATACCAGGTAAATTAAGACCTGATTTAAGTAGAGAGTCATTGATATGGCGTCCGGTATTAGCTGGGAAAGTAACAATGACGGAACTTAAATTAGGTCTTGTTAATTTGGTTGATTTATTGAAAATCAATGCGTTGCTCGACATGGAGGCTGATATACAACGTTATGCAGCAGAGCATCCCAAAAAGGATGGTGATGAACATTGAAGCTAAGAGAATTGTTAATAGGTATTGGTTTTAAAGTTAATGAACAAAATATAAATGCAGTTGAAAGTAAAATAGGAAAAATCAAAAAAAATCTTAGTGAAGTTGGGACAGCATCTACTAGAGCTGCTGACATGACTAGTAAAGGCATGGCCACAGTTGGTAATGCATCTGAGCGTGCGAAACAAAAAACAGAAAGCGCGTTTTCTGGTATTGAATCTAAAGCTCGTGGTGCCAATGAAGAACTGCACAAGATGGATAGTACTTTAACCGGCTTAAAGAATAAGTTTGTTGGTGCATTAGCTTTTTTGGGAGTTACTCTTTCTTTAGGGAACATTATCAGGATGGTTGATGAATGGAAAGTTGTTAATGGACAGGTTGCATTGACTACTAAAAATCAGCAAGAATCTTTGATGGTACAAAAAGAACTTTACCGCATGGCTATTGATACCAGACAGGCATATGCATCTACTGCTACATTATATGCATCAGTAGCGAGGAATTCTTCTGAATTAGGGAAAAGTGCCGAAGATGTTTTAGGTTTTACTGAAGATGTATCCAGAGCAATGATGATTGGTGGTGGCAGTGCTGCATCTCAACAGGCCGCACTTATACAGTTGGGGCAAGCTTTAGGTTCTGGCGTACTCCGTGGTGATGAGTTGAATTCTATTATGGAGCAAGCGCCACGTTTAGCTAAAGCTATTGCTGAAGGTATGGGAACAACGATTGGCCAGCTTAGGGTACTTGGTAAAGAAGGTCAACTAACGGCTATAGATGTTTTCGATGCAATTAGGAAGAGCTCTGAAAAGTTGAAACGTGAAATGGGAAAAATCCCTTGGACGGTTAATCAGGCAGGGGTAAGAGTATCAAATGCTCTTGGTAACTTATTCTCGAAGCTAGAAAAAAAGACCGGTGTTGTTAGTTCTATAGCGAAAGGGTTCGCAAGCATTGGTGATTATATTGATAATATCGATATAGATAATTTTGTAGCTGGGTTTAGATTACTAGTGATTTACGCATCTGCTTTTTTACTTGTATCGAAATGGAGTGCCATTATTAGAGTTGCCGAAATACTAAGAGGTATTATCTTAGGAATTCGGAATGCTTATTTAGCAGCTACCGGTGCTCAAGTTGCATTCCAATTAGCAGGAGCTAAAAGTGCACTTCTTGCTCTTGTTGCTATGGGTAAATTTTTACTGATCGCTGCGGTTATAGCATTAATTATATTAGCGATACAAGACTTCTATACATGGATTCAAGGTGGAGATAGTATTATTGGGCGACATCTTGGAAAGTGGGAAGAATTTGTAACAAGCTGTAAAACAACTTGGGATACTGCAACCCAATCGATTAAAGACTTTTTAAATATGCGTGTTATTGATATATTGTCTTTGGCCATTGACAAAATAGGAGAATTCCAAGATAAAATAGCAAAATTAAATGTACGTAAACGCGTAGGAGAATGGTGGGATGAGAATGTTTCCGATCCTGCAAATAAATTTGTATTTGGTGTTTTAAATGGAGCTCATGTAAAAGGACCACAACTGAGTCCATCTCAGCAAGAAGCATATTTAGGGAAAGGTCTTTTGAGAACTTCTAATAGAAATTTTGCGGACAATCGAACTAACATAAATAATGTTTCTGTATATGCCAAAACGAATGCAACGCCTGCTGAAATTGGAGTTGGTGTTGTTAATGCTATCACTCCTGCTAATGGTTATGAATTCGATTTGGATTCTGGGTTTGGTTATGGTTTCCCTGATGTGGAGGATAATTAAATGTTAGCAGATATTTTAGGAATAAATCCAAAGAATCCAACCGAAATAGGGACTTTGAAGGTTGATATTGTAAGAACTTTTGAATATCAGATGGATCAAGAGGTAACTGAGCATCCGGTTGAAACTGGGTTTGAAATACATGACTCAATTATAAATAAAGCAATCAAGGTTGATATGACGATAGGAATTTCGTCACATCCAGTAACATGGTTTTATAAAAATAGCCATGGTCAGCATAAGTTTGCTAGTGGGTTATCGGCGCTTGAGCAAATCCGCGATAATAAAGAGCCAGTTACCATAGTAAGGCCTGATAAAATTTGGTCAGATATGGTTTTAACAAGCGCAAGGCCAGTTCGCAATGATGAAAGTAAATCAATCATATGGGTAAATTGTTCGTTTGTTCATATAACGAAAGTTGCTACACAAACCACTGAGGTACCGGAAGATATTGTTGATGAGTCTGCAAGAGATAGTGCAGGAGAAACTGCAGCTGATGGTGGTACTGCAACGCAAACAGATGTTGGAAGTACTGGAATAGATTCAGCAGGAACTGAAGATGCTGTAGAGGAAAGCTCATCGAACAAATCTTGGGCAGCGCAGGGCATTGATGCAATCAAAAAATCGCTTGGATGGTGAACGTATGGAAGCAATAAAATTCAATGACGCCAATGATATTGTTACTAAAGTTGTCTTAGATAATGTCCAGTATAGGATTCGGTTAACTTGGAATGCAGTCGGTGAATTTTGGACGCTACATTTATGGGATAACGATAAAAAACCGTTATGCTGTAATCTTAAGATAGTGCCAAACTTTCCGCTTTTGATGAATCATCACAGGCCAGGTATTCCTTCAGGGGAATTAATTGTTCTAACAGACCTTGAAAAGATAACTCGTAGCAGTTTTACGAACGGCGCTGCCAGTTTGATTTATGTGACGGAGGCAGAGTTTTATGGGAAAACAGTTTGACCGTGTTTATCGTTTACTGGTTGGGGTAGAGGGCAGTGATGGTATTGTTATTGAAGGTAAGCCTAAAGAGAATGCGTTAAATATAACATTTGATATTGACAAAGACCTGACAAAGCAGACTAACAAATGTCGCTTGCAGGTCTTTAATTTATCTGATAAAACAGCAAAGATATTTGAACGAGATGATAGCATTTGTATTCTTGAAGCTGGATATAGTGAAGATATCGGTCTTAGACGTATTTTTGTTGGCGCAGTTTTAAAAGCATGGACATCCCTTAAAGGAGCAAATATGGTTACTGAATTGGAACTGTCTGATGGGCAAATTGCAATCCGTGATTGTGTTGTGTCTTTATCATATGCTGCAAGTGTTTCTGGGCGAAAAGTTATTGAGGATGTTGCTGCTGCAATGGGATTAGTTGTTCAGTTCGCTGAGGATTTGAGCTACTGCAGCTATGCTAATGGCTTTAGTTATATAGGTCCTGGGAGAACTTGCCTTGAAAAAGTATGTGCTGCATCGGGGCTGTCTTGGTCTATACAAAACAATGTGTTGCAAATCATAGAAGATGGCGGTAGTACTAAAGTTATAGCGATAAAGTTAAATGCAGATAGTGGACTTATTGGATCTCCAGAAAGGATCATTAAAGCTGCTAAAAAAATAAAAAAAACATCAAGTAAAAAGTCGAAAAAAAATAAAGGAAAAGAGAAAAAGGCCGGCTGGAGAGTTTGTTCTTTGTTGCAGCCGACACTGAATCCTGGAGATTTGATTTATCTTGAAAGCAAGC